TAATCGGAGGATTTATTATGGCTTTTAAAAGATTTGTAATTGACGGTTTTGGTCAATTAGAATTAAACCAAGTAGCCTTCCCAAGAGATGGACGTGTTGAAGCTCAGTGTGCACTTGATGCTACTGATTTTGCTACTGTTCCTGCTGAGAACGGAATGCTTCTTGCAATTGATAGAGTCAATAGAGCTGTAAAGTTCCCTACTGCTGCAAACATTGAAACTATGCCTGTTGCACTTAACTATACAACTGAGCATATGTATGATGAAAGAGCTAATGCTCTTAAAGATTTCAAGCTTGAAAGAGGTACTTTCTACCCTAGACTTGGATTCCTTTCAGTAGGTGAGCTTTTCACAACTAACTGCATGGGTTATGACAGTGACTTTGCTGATGATGATGCAGTTAAAAATGTTGATCTTAAAACAACTGCTGTTTATGGCGGTATTAGTGATGAGGGCGCAATTTTACTTACTAAGAGTGCTCCTTCAGATGGTCCAGTTCTTAAGGTTGTAGAAAAAACTACTATGCCTGATGGACAGTTTGCATTTAAATTCCAGGTTCTTAAGGCTTAATAGGAGGGTATAAACAATGACTATTCAAGAATTAAAACAGTTAGCTGTTTATGCAGCTAAGGGTCAGGCTCCTACTGAGTTTTCTGTTGAAAACGTAGATGATGCTCTTCGTGATGGACTTAAAGAACTTGTAGGTTCCGTAAATGACTTTATGAGAAATAGATATGATATCTATGATATCATTATCCAAGCTGCTGATGAAGTAGTTCCTAAGAAAGTTATTGATGCTGTAGGTATCTTTGCTGAAGTTCAGAATGTACCACAGGGTCAGAAAGCTATCTTTAGAACTAGACTTGGCAGAACTCGTGCTAGAAAGTTCCTTACTCAGGTTGGTCTTTCTGGTGTATATGAAAGCTTCAGACTTGACCATGGTTACTTTGAATTAAGTGGTCATGCAATCGGTGGAGCTTGCAGACTTGACTTCGAAAGAATGCTTGATGGTGCTGAGTCAATGGCTGAGTACGTTGCACTTCTTACTGAAGCTCAGACTGATGCTGTATATCAAGAAGTTCAGAAAGCACTTCGTGCTGCTGTAACTAAGACTGGTGTTCCTGCTAACAACAGAGTAGTTGGTAGTGGTTTCGACGGACAGGAAATGATGAAGTTAATTTCAACTGTTAGAGCTTATGGTTCTGGCGCTGTTATCTTCGCACCACCTGAATTCGTTGCTGCTATGGGTGCTGATGCTATCGTTCCAGTTCCAGCTAATGGAAATTACGGTGGTGTATATCATCCACAGGATATCGATGCTATCCACAACACTGGATACATTAATCTCTTTAGAGGTACTCCAATTGTTCAGATTCCTCAGTCATTCATTGATGAGAGTAACGTAGAAACTTGGATTGATCCACAACTTGCTTATGTACTTCCTACTGGTGGTGAAAGAGTTGTTAAGATCGTATTCGAAGGCAATACTCAAGTTTACGATTGGACTAACAAGGATAACTCAATGGAAATTCATACTTATAGAAAGATTGGTTCTGCTATTCTTACATATCATAACTGGGCTATCTATAAGAATGAAGAAATTCCTCAGACTTATAAAGAGACTTTAGAATATATTTAATGAACTAAAGGGGAGGGGTTCATCCCCTCCCTGTTTATTTTTAAGGCGTTAAAAGGAGTAAAACAATGGAAACTAAAGTAAAAGTTAAAAGTTTAATTTCTAGCAGAGTATTACTATCTGTACCAGATTTAAGACTTAGACGTGTATGGGAAAAGAAGGGAGCCGTTAAGGTTATTCCTCTTGAGCAACTTGAAGAAGCTATGTACAATCCTGGCGTAGAAGCTTTATTTAGAGAAGGCGCGCTTGGCATTGATGACATGGAAGTTAAAATTCATTTGGGATTAGAAGAAGAAGGTACTGTAGAACCTACTAATCTTATTGCCCTTGATGACAAACAAAGAGAGCGTTATTTAAAGGTTCTTCCTATGCATGAGTTTAGACAAAAAGTTAAAGAACTTCCACAAGAACAATTGATGGAACTTGCAAATTATGCAATTGAAAAAGAAATTGCAGATTTTGATAAATCTGAATTATTGTTAAAGCTTACAGATATTGATATTATTAGTGCGATTAAACTTAATAGGGCAGACAAAGAGGTTATGCAGGAGGCATAAAATGACTTCCATCCACAAAGTTTATGAAGCTTTTTTATCAAAAATGTTAGAGGACGAATGGCTGCATTGGACAGAGGAGGAAATCGAGGCGGATTGGCGCCAGTTGCTAGATGCTGCAATTCCGAATTTTAAGTTCCCTAGAGTCGATCTTGACATTGATGAAAATGGTAACTTTTACGGTGACCTTGGTGTAGAAGAAATTCAAATTTTAGCTACATTTATGAAATGTGAGTGGTTAAATCGAGTTTTACTTACTTGGGAAAATGTAAAACCGTTATATGTAGAACGAGATTTTTCACAAGCTAATTTAATTGATAAATATACCAAACTCCTAAAAGAAGAAAGAGCCAATGCAAAAAATCTGGAGAGATTATATTATCGTTCTAGAAAAAGAAAGCCATTCGATTATACGAAGTTGGCAGGTGAATAGAATGGATTATATCCCAGAAATGTTAGAAGCTTATAATAATAAGTTGAAAAGCCAACTGTATGGATTGTTATGTGAATATGAGCGCGGGCGCGATTGGGAATCTTTTCTTGATTCAATTTTAATTGAATTAGAAGGATTTGATATTGACGAGCGTACGATTGATTATTATTCTTTATATCATAAGCTCTCTTCATGTAGGCGTTTAAGTTATAAATATTTTAGAAAGACCATATTTGATTGTATGGCTTTGCTTTCTCGCGGAGAAAGGGAGGGAAAGTAAATGAACGCAGAATATTATAATAATGTTTATTTGAAGAGATTGAATAGATATGGAATTGACTTTCAATCACGTATGCAGCGCCAGCGCGAAGAAAATTTTCAATTACAGTTGCATCGTTCAGTTTATTATGTAACTTTTGATTATAAAGGCAATGAATATGAAGGAGAGTTTACTCCTTCTAAACAAAATGAAACGAAAACAATGCATTATCTTTTAACAGATGTACATTTGGATATGCCGAATGGGACTATTTTAATGATGCCAGATAAAAATGGTAAAAGAGAACCATGGATGATTTATTACTTAGAAGATTATGTGGCTAGTGGATACAATAGATATATTATGTTAAAAATGACACATAAATTGAGTTGGGTAAATCGTCAAGGAAAGAAATGTATAGCTTGGGCATATTTTTATGGTCAAGAAGATAATATGTTAAAAGATGAGTTAAAATCTAGAAGTAGAAATAAAACTCTTTATACTGAGAACTTAAAATTAAGTTTCTTTATTACACCTTTAAATGAACACATTCGTAAAGATGATTATTTAGAAGTTTCACAAGGTAAATTAACTGAAGCTTATGTAGTTACAGGTTATGATATACAATCAACTCCTGGGGTTGAATTTGTATCAGTTGACCCTCAGTATTTAAGAGACCATAGTGAACCACCAATTCAATCTGCCACAGATAAAGATGAAGATTTTTATTGGTTAAATCGTGGAGGTACAGATTAATGAGTGTAAGAAATTGTGCTGAATTGGGGGTTAATTTACAATATGTAGTAAAAAGATTGTTTGCAAATCAAGATTTTTTAAAGCTACTTTATTATACAGATAAAGACCCATTAGCCAATGACGATTTAACAAGTGATCAAATACAAGATGAAGTATTTGAAAAATTAGTTAAAATTGTGCCAAGAGTTGGTCCACATGAAACTGCTCATTCAGTAGTTGCTATTCGTATCGCGCGCGGTCAAGGTTTAGCTGCAAACGGTGAGTTTAAAAATGTTGTTATTAGTGTAGAAACTTTTGTTCCATTAACACAGTGGATTATAAAAGATACCAACTTGCGTCCGTTTGCTATTATGGGTGAAATTCAAAAATCATTAAATGGTAAAAAGATTGAAGGTTTGGGTAAAATGGTCGGTGGAGATTTTGCTTTAAACTTTTTAACTGAAGAAATTGGAGCCTATGAGCAAACTTTTATAATTACTACTTATGATTGATGAACGGGTTTTTCTTGGTTATCCTATAGACTTTAAGGATATTTGCCAGATATATCCACCGACAGTAAATGATGTGATTGGTAATCCTGATTTTTCAATTTATCAATCATTTTTTACTATGACACAAGAAGATTTAGATGATGCCTATGGACAGGATAAGAGAATTAAACAAATTCCCACTCCTTTTCAATATTTATTAATGACTTATTACCAAGATGAGTCTATGCAACAGAAGATTCATGATGCTTTTGATAGGTTTATTCATGAACCAGTAACGATTGTTCCGGAAATTGAAATGTTGCTTATTGGAAAGAGTGAAGAAGAATTAGATCCGGATGTAGATTTAGAGAATCCGAGACTCTTAACGGAGGAAAATTTTTTCGATTTTCAAAATGCAATTAGAGTAGTAATGGGAAATACTCCTATTGAACCGCCTGAACCGGAAGATCCAAATCTGGACCCGCGCATTAAACGATATAAAGCTAAAGTGCGCGCGAGTGAGCGTATGATAGCTAAAAAGAAACGTAAAAATAATGAAGGGCCAACTTTAGGAACTCTTCTTGCTGCAATTTGTTGTATGGGAATTGGTTTGTCTCCACTTAATATAGGAGAGATGAGCTATGCGTGCGTTCATTGGTTAGTTGCAATGGAACAGCAAAGGGAAGAATATGACATTGATATTCGCGCCCTGCTTGCTGGCGCGGATAGTAAAAAAGTTAAACCAAAATATTGGATTAAAAATATAGATTGAAATTAATAGGAGGCTATTCAATATGGCAATTATTCTTGATAAATATGCTATTAAAGAAGTTGCTGACGTTATGTTCTATGAATTAGATTCACAGGGCGCTCCTTCTGCTCCAGTACTTTATCTTGATACTCTTAAAACTTCTACACTTGAACAAAGTTCAGAAGTAGTAGATGCTACTGGTGGTAAAGGTAATGTAAAACTTCTTTCATGGGACACCAATAAAGAAATTACTCTCACTCTTGAGGATGCTTTATTTAGTGCTAAGTCTCTTGGTATCATGTTCGGTGGTAACATGGAGTGGAAAGGAGATAATCAAGAAGTTCTTAAAACTCTTGAAGCTAAATTCGTTGAAGAAGCTGATGTTACTGGTTTCTTAAAACTTAAGATTAAAG